ATGAGATAGGTAATGATGGATCTATTATTATGATTGCAGAACCTATTGTGAACTTTGAAGGTCCTCAAGATTCGGTATTAACTAACTATCTGGACAACGATTACTATTTGAAATATGAGAATGAACAATGGATTCTATTCAGACCAAGCCAATAATCAAATCCTATAATAGGTTACTGGTTCATAACAACTTAGAAAGTCTTGGAGAATATATTGTCGATTTTGATCTAGCCAAAAAGTATCAAAAATATAACGATTGGAATCATGGAATAATCGATAGAACGGGCAGTATGAAATCGTTCCTGAATATAGGTATCGACTCGTATGTTCCAAAGTACATCCACAACTATAAAGAAACTTTTTCTAGTGTTACTTTGAAACGAGCCAAAGAACTAGCTGCTACCAATAAAGTAATCAATGTACTTTGGTCTGGCGGTTTGGATTCTATGACTATTCTATCAGCATTTTACAATCTTGACATAGATCCAAATCAGATTGTTGTAATTTTGACACATGACTCTTTATATGAGTCTGGTACGATTTTTGAAGATATCATTTACAAGAGGTTCAAAAGATACAAACTTGTTCAACCACCTATAGATAAAGTTTGTAATGATATTCCAGATGATGAAATTTTATTAACAGGCAACCATGGAAATGCCATTATGAATAGAGTATTTCCGCATATAAAGGAAAATGAATATTCTAACCCATATGATATGTACTTGTCTAAAGATCGTATCGATTTTTATCAACCATTCATTGATGCTTTCCCTAGAAAAATAAGCACCATTTCAGAATTTTACTCGTATTATTCTTTTAATTTTAACTGGAATGCTAATACGTATATGTACTATACTATGAGAAACATGAACAAGAAAAAAATTCATATATTCTTTGATACTTTGGATTATCAGAACTACTATATCTCATGTGATGATGATAAGTATGATAAAAGACCAATGAGAAAATTTATACTGTCTCAACTTGGCGATCCAATAAAGACCTATGTAAATACCAAAAAAATAAGAAACTCGTACACAAGAAACATGGATGACTGGTTGTTTGTTACAGATGACCATAGAGTAATCGGTAATGAAATCTTATAAATACTCCATAGAATGCTATTTGGAGTAATGAATGTCTATCCCCAACAGTAGAGATACACTAAAAGAATGGTGTCTTCGTCAACTTGGTCATCCCGTCCTTGAAGTGAATGTAGATGATGACCAGTTAGATGATGCAATCGATTCTGCTCTACAATACTATCAAGATTTTCATTTTGATGGTGTAGAAAGATGGTACTATAGTCATCAAATAACCGAACAAGATAAACAAAATAAGTATATCCACTTAGATGATAGTGATATGATCCTTGGTATTACTCGAATTTTTCCTTTAGGTTCTACTAATGCTTCCGTTAACATGTTCGATCTTAGATATCAATTACGTCTTCATGAATTGTACGATTTCACATCTACTTCTTATGTAAACTATGCTATGACTCAGCAACATATTCGGACTCTGGATCTATTGTTCTCCGGCGAAACTCCAATCAGATTCAATAGACATTCAAATAAACTTTATATTGATTGGGATTGGAATACTAAGATTGATGTCCTAGAATACATTGTCATGGAAGGATTTATGATAATCAATCCTGATAGTTACACTAAAGTTTATAATGACCGATTACTCAAGAAACTAGCTACCTCGTATGTCAAAAAGCAATGGGGAACTAATATGAAGAAGTTTCAAGGCATGCAGCTTCCTGGTGGTATTATGATGAACGGTCAACAGATTTATAATGAAGCTATTCAGGAAATTGCCGATACAGAGCAATTGATTCGTAGTTCTCACGAAGAACCTCCACAGTTCATTTTAGGGTAGAAGCGTAAAATGTTTATAATGGGTTGATTTATATAGTTTAAGAACTAAACGATCTATATTATAAATAAAATGTGGTTCACGATGCTACGAACATCTAACCACTCTAACGCTAACAAGGAGCATCAGCACATGACTATATATAATACACCATATACATATTTAATAGGATGGACTAAACACGATAAATGGTACTACGGAGTTAGATTTGCTAAAAATTGTCATCCTAAAGATTTATGGATAACTTACTTTACATCATCCAAGTATGTTAAAAAATTTAGAAAAGAATATGGTGAACCCGATATCATTGAAGTAAGAAAAGTTTTCTCATGTTCACAAAAAGCAAGAGAATGGGAAACAAAAGTAATAGTAAAAATGAATATAGTAGAATCCGAAAATTGGTTAAACAAAACTGATAATACTAATAAGTTTTTTCATGAAGGTGCTAGAGATAGTTTTAGTGAAGAACATAGAAAAAATTTGTCTATTGCAGCAAGTAAAAGAAAAAGAAGTGTTGAACATATTTGTAAACTAAATAAAGGCAGAAAACAAAGTAAAAACAGTGAATCTCATAGAGAATCTATTAGAAAGTTTCAGAAAAAAAGAATAGAATCTGGATATTATCAATCTGAAATTCATAAAGAAACCATGTCTCAAGCAAGAATGTCAATTGAACCGGAAATAAGAAAAGTTATAGCCGAAAAAGCAGGTAAAGAATCACAAAGAAAAAGAATAGAATCTGGATACTATCAATCTGAAGAATGGAAAGAAATTTGCCGTAAAATTTGGGAAAAAAGAAGAAAATCAAAATTAGGAGGATAACATCCCAGTCTCTCATTATTTCAATAATTACGCTGCTACTAAAGGAAATGAAGTAAGACTTTATGAGGATATTCTTATAGAGTCAATTAAGATTATGGGACATGATGTGTATTATATGCCTCGTGAGAACTGGAATGAGAACGATAATATCTTTGGTGAAAATGTCCAGTCTAAGTTTGATCGTGCATATATGATGGAAATGTATCTTGCTAACGTACAGGGTTGGGAAGGTGATGGTGAGTTATTTACTAAATTTGGACTAGAACTAAGACAAGGTACCAATCTAGTAGTAGCAAAAAGAACATTCAATAAGTATATGCCTACAGTCATAACACCAAGACCACGTGAAGGTGATCTTATCTATGTTCCTGTAATGCAACAGCTTTTTGAAATAAAATTCGTTGAAGAAGAACTACTATTCTTTACAAGAGGATATAGGTATCCATATATCTATGAATTACGTTGTGAAGTCTTTAGGTATTCTAGTGAACAACTTAATACAGGAGTGGAACAGATCGATCAAGTGGATCCAAATGCAACATATACAATTGTACTTGATGTAAGAGGCACTGGCAATTTCAATATCGGTGAAATGGTATATCAAGGTGCAAATTTAAATAGTTCCAGTGCATCTGCTAAAGTTTCTGATTGGGATCCTAATGGTAAAAAGTTGAGTCTTTATCATATCAAAGGAGATTTTCAATCTACAAGTAATGTGAAAAGTGTTGATACAAATCTATCATTCTCGGTAACAACTGCAGATACTCTTGGTGATAATGTTTACTATGATCTATTTGATAATAAGCAACTTCAAGATGAGGCTAATACTATTATGGTATTACAAACTAATCCATTTGGGAATCCATAATGTTAAATGCATCACCATTTTACTATAAACTTCTTAGAAAATACGTTACAATCTTTGGATCTATGTTCAATGATATAACACTTATCAGATACAACAAAGCAGACAATTCAGAGTTCCAGAGAATTCGTGTACCTATCATATATGCACCTAAAGAGAAATATGTAACAAGATGGGAATCAGATCCAGACTTACTTCGTGATACACAAACAGTTCTACCTAGATTATCATTTGAAATAACTGGTATTACATATGATGCAACAAGAAAACAAAATTCTCTCCTTAGAATAGCAAAAGGAGATTCAGCATCTAGAACTACATCAGCATATATGGGTGTTCCTTATGATATCAATTTTCAACTTAATTTATATGCTAGAAACATTGATGATGCAGCACAGATAGCAGAACAGATTCTACCATATTTCAATCCAGACTATACTGTCACACTCAATCCAATACCAGAACTTGGATTCCTCAAAGATATACCTATTATCCAAAATAGTGTTGTTCAAAATATACAATATGAAGTCAATTATGACACTGTTCGTTATGTGTATTGGACATTTAACTATACTCTCAAAGGATACTTCTTTGGTCCATACACAAAACCAAAGATTATCAGAAAAGCAATTGCCAATATCTTCAATGATCCATCTCTTACTCTTGGATATACAGTCAAGATTAATACAGGTACTGGTAATGGTATATTCAAGATTCAAGACACAATATATCAAGGTGACAACTATCAAACGGCATCAGCATATGGAACAGTTATTGAGTGGAATGCCAATACAGGAAAACTAATCATTTCTGGTGTTCAAGGTAATTTCAAAGTCAATAATACTATTCATGCTGCATCAACAAATGCTATATATAACATTGCAAGTTTCGATACTACACCAATTAAACTAGCACAAGTTATAGTTGAACCTAATCCTATTGATGCAGTACCAGGAGATGATTTTGGGTTTACTACCACAATTACAGAATGGCCTGAAACATTGAGTTCTAATACATGAAAACAGACGATGCACTATCCAACACATTAGGAATTGAATACTCTCCTACCAAACAGGAAATACTACCACCTGAACCTAAAACAGAAGCCAAGGTTCCGGAAGTAATTTCTGCTGGTACAACTGATGCCGAAGCCGATTATAACTTGGCCAGAAACACTTTCAGGAATCTTATCAGTCAAGGCAATCTGGCTATGGAGGACATGAAAGAACTAGCCAGACAGAGTGAATCCCCAAGAGCATATGAAGTCTTTGCTACAATGATGAAGACTATATCAGAAACCACTAAGGATCTGTATGACCTTCAGAAAAAAACAAAAGAATTGAAAGAAGATAAGAGTAAACCACCATCTGATAGTATAAATATTGATCGTGCAGTATTTGTAGGCACTACATCTGATCTACTCAAAAAGATTAAGGAAGAAAAAAATTAATGAGTTATATCTATGTAATTGGTGGAACTGAGAAACCATATAAGATTGGTATAACAAACAATCCAGATAGACGACTCAAGAATTTACAGACTGGTCATCCTCACAAATTACGAATACATTATAAAGAAGAGATACCAGAAAGTCAAGTTAGATTATTAGAACAAACCATTCATCGTGTTATCAAACATAGACAAACACATGGAGAATGGTTTGATATCGATCTAGATCAAGCAATAGCAGAAGTCAAATATGCAAGGATAAGGTACTTAAAAGATGAAGACATTTAAAGAATTCATTAACACAGATGATGATGGGTACTTTAAGACTCATTTCGAACCACAGATGCATGATCCTAACAATCCTACTCGTGAGGAACAAGTTCAGGAATTCATTTTTGGTACGAACGACTATCTTCCTTTTTCTAGTTCCAAACCCTTTCGTAGTTCTCTCAGAGAAAGTATAGAGAATCATCCAGAAAATTCAAAACGAGTTATTGTTAGAAATGATGGTAAATCCGGTCCTGCAGGTCTGGTTGTTCCTCGTCATATTTTAGAGGGTGCCAAAAAAGTGCCTGGAATGAACGAAATCAATGAGATGCGTGCCCGAGTTTATGGATCAGAACATCGTGAACCTCTACCCGATGGTAAGATGCTTGAAATCCACAAACAAACTTTAGACGAACATTTTGCCAAGCCGGAACATGAACAATTGAAAGCTGAACGTGAATCCTTGAGTCGTCTAAGGGATGCTGGTCATATTAGCAAGGGAACAGATACTCTAGACGAAGGAGAGAAAACAGATACCGTTCATCATGAATTCGATGAAAAGGGACGTAGCTTTATTGCGATGTCTGCCAAGGGTATTGCTGGTCATAGCTTCTATACATCAGGATCAGGTAAAGATCAAAAACATCATATCATTAATACATGTGCAGGTCAGACCAAGGGTTGTGGTGGTGGTGTCGATGCTCATAACGTAGCAGATACCTCTAAGGGCACATGTTTTGCTCCTAAGGCCGAAATTCAATATCCTGGTGCTGCAATCCGACGCCATTGCCAAACACAAGCTATGGCAGATCCTAAGATGACTAAGGACTGGATTATTGCACACGTTGGATCATTACGAAAATTTGCTGAAAAGGCAGACAGACAAAGTAAACGAGCACTATTCCGTCCTAACGTTCTTAATGAAAAGGATCGTGGTTCGTCTGCAGCAGCACTATATCATCTCAATAAACAAAGAGCCACCAAAGGACTTCCTTCTGTCATCTCAAATTCATATGGTAAAACCAATGAAGAGCATGATCCAGAAAATGGAGTTCATATCACGTATTCAAACATTGGTCCTAAAGTAAAACCAACGCCACATGGTCCAAGAGAAGTTCCAGAAAATATCAAAAGAGATCCACTGCGAGTACAACAGACGGTAACTGCTACGGATAAGGCAGGAAATCATCTGGTCAATAGAGAAGGCAATCATACACCTCCCAAAGGGTCGTATATGGTCATCAGTGCCAAAAGAGGTGGCGATACAGATCAAGCTTATCAGAAACATACCAAAGCCCTTAAGTATTGGTCTGCAGGGATTCCAGAGCATAAGTGGTCAGAGCAAGAAAAAGCAAAACCCGAAGAGGGACATTATGATGGTGAAGGGAAACCCACAACACCTGATAAAGCACACTATGGACATAAGACACTAACTGATGAAACAGGTGGTAGGGTTAGATTCAACTATCAGATGCAGCATATCCTACATCCACGACTTGTTCCTGTAGGTAAAAACGCAGATGGTTTTCCTCATATGATTCCTACAGATTCTCGATTCAAAGACGAGGAATTTCTACCTAAGAAAAGATTCAAAGCTCCTAACGGAAAGAATGCTGGACCTATCCTTGTGACAACTCCAACTCATTCGACATCCAACAAGCAGCATCATACCTCGTTTACACATCATGTAGACAATGAAACCGTACAACAGATTAAACGGAATGGTGGTGTTCATGAGATCGACAAGCCAGAAGATCAAATGACAGCTAAAGGAAAAGACTATCAAACCTCTGCTCCTATAGCTAAGTCTATGCAGACCATCGTTCATTCTACCAAAGGGAAACATACTATTATACCAACGAAAGTATAAAAATGAAATCGTTTAAACAATTTCTCAATAAAAGAGTTCTAACCGTATCTGCTCTTGCCAAAAAGCATGATGTTGACAAAGACTATATTGAAAAACAACTTAAAAAAGGTATCAAAGTAGAACACGAACATACTACCAAACTTAAAGTTGCTCGACAGATTGCATTGGCTCATCTTGGAGAAGATCCCAACTACTATAAGAAACTGAAGAAAATAGAAAAAAGTAATGGCTAATTTCGGGTATCAAAATAATCCTAACCTACCTAGAGCAGACTACCAGCACAATTTTACACAAAGAGAAATTGATGAGTTCATAAAGTGTGCAGAAGATCCTGTATACTTTGCTATCAATTATATGAGAATCGTTAACGTTGATCGTGGTCTAATCAACTTCGAAATGTGGGACTTTCAGCAGGATATGTTGAGGGCATTTCATGAAGAACGATTCTCTATATG